CAATGTCAAACTTCTTACGATTCTCTGTGCTAGGCTCTAGATTTTCCATATAATATCTCCTTATGTTGATGTATCATTATTAGGTAATTTACCTCTTTCAGAACAGCCTATAAACAATACGGTTGAATTAGTTTCGTTTCTTCTTAAATGGTCTTGCAATGTAGTATTTACATGAGTGTGTTGTTCATTTAAATATTGTATACAATCCTTATATGTCATAAACCTTTCTGCTTTATACTCTACCACACTTACCATGTTACTTACAAGCACTGTTGCGTATATTATATACATTGTCATATTAAGCTCCTATATCTACTATTTCACAACTGTCACCAGAACAAGCAAAAGTTTGTGCCGATTTAGTCGTATCTTCTTTTTCATAATCAGACAGCTTTGTCCAATTAATATTCCTTGGCATTATGGATAATGTATCCTCATATTCTTTTTTACTACAGTCTTGATAGGGTGCTTGTTTATACGTATGCTCACTAAACGGTAGAAAACTTATACCCGATACATCATCAAAGTTATTATACACCCATGAACCTACCTCTAGCCATTCATCTTCTTTGACAGAAATAGTTACAGAAGGTTTATGTTCACACCAATGTTTCTGATACGTAAGCCATATATCTAGCTGTTCTATAGCTGACATGTCTTTGCGACATACAGCACTTGATGGTGGCTTCATAGGAAAGCTGAACACTGTAGTGCTGTCAGGTTTCATAACATCAGGCTCGTGTGGTATACCTTGTGCCATCATAAATTTAGTAAGTGGGTCTTTGTTGTCACCACGAACAGTTCTTATGTAATGTTCATTGTGGCGTGCATGAATACCACTAGCACTATCTACTAGCTGACTTACAGTGCCACTTGGCTTAACTGTTGTGACAGCAGTGGACTGCGGTATACCTAGCTTAGATGCTACATCTTTATTTGTCTTTACAGCTACGTCACGTAGTCTTGTTAGCAAACCTTCAATGTTCTTTCCAATGCGAGGACTCTTACCACTTGTCAATGCATTGTCCATGATACCAGTCAGAGATACACCTAGTAGTCTTTCTTCTTCTGTATTGTCTTTCCATATCTTACGCAAGTATTTAAACTCTGTAAGAGTGGATTGGAACGTGCCAAGAATAGTAGCCAACTTAACTTTTCTAATTAAGCTTTCTTCTGTATCTGTTTCTCTAACAACAACCTCTGTAAGATTACAGAACTGATATGGGCGTAGTATTATTTCACTGCACGGATTACAGCCGAACTCGTGGTTAGTATCTCGTCTGCCATTCTTTGCTGCTTGATTGATAGCTGATTGTCTGTTGAATATACCTCGTTCACCAGACTTGCTTTCGTACAAAGCCAACCACTCTCGCATAAATGTATCCATGTCAGGCTTGAATCTATACGCCACGCTGTTATTAGCCAACGCACGTTGTCCTTCATTGTCCCACCATTGGCCAGACTTTGCGTGTCGCATTTGTGTGTCACCAAGATTTGATAGAGATATCAACGCAGACCTACGAACTCCACCAACAACTACAACTTCACCTATCTTACACATTATGTCGTGACACTCTAGCGGATAGAGTCTACGATTCTTAGCTTGTGTGAACTTCTCAATGCAGAACTCAAACAGTTCTTCCAAAGGTTTAGGGCCACTCGCACGACCACCAAATGTTTTCAGTCTTGCACCCGCAGGTCTAACCTCTGATACATCCCACTGTGGAATCTGTCCTGCATACAACATAGCAATCATTTCTCGTAACGCTCTAGCCCATCCGGGTCTACTATCTGCTACTTTAATTACTGTATCACTCTTCTCAAAGTGTTCGTTTACTATGGGTAGTTTATCTACATTCTCTCTTTCTACAGAAAAGCCAACGCCTGTGCCACACATAAGCACATACATAGTTTCATCAAAGGCTCGTGGACTATCTACTGGTATGTATGCACAGTTATATCCAGCAACATGACATCTATCTAATGCCGGACCTGCTGTCATCAATGCTCTCATACTAGGCATGACACTTAGACCAGCCAAAGCTTCCTCTAGTTCATACTTTAGACTATTACTTATTTCATAATCGTGCTTCTTCTTAACATGATTAGATATATAATCTACGTATCTATCGACTGTCTCTGTCCATGTTTCTCTTCTTTGTTCATCTTCTTTCCATCTCGCATAACGTGATAATGCAATGAAGTTTTGGTAGTCTGTTGGTAATGTGTTATTCATCTTTATCCTCTTGTATTATTTTAATTGATTGAACTTTTATTCCGTCTATGTCGTGTATGATTTCTTGTAGCGCACCGCCTAATTCTTCTGATACATCTCCATCTGCAGGAACTCTATATTCTTCACCATCTAGTATGAGTGACAGAAATACTTTAACTTTTATCTTCATCGTAATACCCTTCTACTTCTTGTATTAACTTATTCAGATACCATTGAGCTTTCTTTAAATCTTCCGTGCCATTCTTATAACGATATCTCCAAATGTATTTAAGGATATTACCTTGAAGATAATATTCAAAGCCACTGTCTGTCGCAGCACGTATAGCATCTATACATTCTATACCACTTTTATTGTAGTGTGGTGGACTGTTTACATTGTCTGTCATTCATCACTCCCATTTGGTTTCTTACCCTTGAAGTCTATTGTAATGATATTGTCTTTCTTGTCAATCTTATTTACCTCTCTAGGGTAAGTAACTTCTAAATTATTATCCGATGTACGTTTCACAATGTTATGTATAAGCTCACGCAACTCTTGATTCTTCTCCATTAAAGGAACACTCGCAGCTATCATTCTAGATAGATGCATGAGTTCATCATAATCCTCTGTGCTTAAATCATTCTTTTCTTGTGTGACTATGCATATATCTACATCACCAGTCCACTCACCACTGTCGTATTGAAACGGTCTAAGACGAATTACAAAATCGTTTTTGTCAACCTCTGACATTTCTGATAACTTCATATCTATCTCCTTTTTATCTTTGTACCTTTGAATGTAATGAAGGTAGGATGCTTCTTCTTTCCTTTCTTCTTTATCCATTCTTCGGGTATGATTCTATCATGGTAAAGGAAGTCGTATCGCATACACCATTCAGCGTAAGTAGACTTTGCACCTTTGCGTAATTTACGTTTACTATTTTCAAACACAAAACGAATATCTAGTTTAGGATGTTGCTTCTTTACGGCTAAATGTTTGCGCCTATCTGCAGCTGTAAACATACCTTTAGTCTCAATGATAATACCATTATGTAATATGAAGTCAGGTGTGTATGTTCTGTAGGCTAGGTCTTCCCATTCAATCTTTATTGACTCGTAATCAAAATTAATATTTTGTTCTTTGAGTGCTTCAGATACGGAAAGCTCTAGCCCACTACGATACCCCATCTTCCGAGATGCACGGAATAATTTGTGGGGGGACATATTTAGAAGGTAGAAGTTCTGAGCCATGAGTAGCTTAGAGGATAACCAAGAGACTTTAGTTCTTCCCTCACATGCTTCTCTGCTTCTCGTTGTGCTTCAATCGCTGCTCTAAGGCCTGCCGTTTTTAGCTCACGATACTCCTTCTTCTTTTCTGCGAGTTGTGTTTCCAACTCTTTTATTTCGGCTTTTAAATCATCATACTGTTCCATGTGTATACTCCTCTTGTAGTTTAATATAAGATGTGATTTTAGGTTGCTTTGCTTTTGACATGACTGCGGGTAACTCTTGCAAGTCTGGCCAACATGCATAGCGGTAAGAACAAAACGTACAGTTCTTATTCAAGACAAGGTTTCCGGTTTCTTTACCGTTGAAAGTTTCACGCTCTGGCTCAAATGCTCTCTCAACCTTATCATGTTTAAGCTTACGTATTGTATCTTTAAACTTGGAGACTTCTTCATCCACATCCATCTCGTTTGCAGATACGTATTTGAAATCTCCGTTAGTCTTGTTGACTACCCACCAACCACCGACTTCTTTGTCTGTAGCTTTAGCATAGCCAGCAAGCTGACCTACATATCCAAAAGTATCGCTCTCCTTTAGTTTTTCAAAAGATTCAAACTTGTGGATATAAGACCAATTAGATGAGGACTTAACATCGTCAACACGATTATCAACAACAAGGTCAAATGTTCCGTCAACGGATGTATCATCCAATTGTAAAGTAACCTTTCTAGAGTTTTCATATTCTATTCCTGATTCAGTTAGCAAACCTTTAAACACTGCTTCAACGATATCACCTATCATCATGTTCATAACGAATGTTGTGGGTCTAGGCAACGCTTCGTTAGGATGATTCTTTTCAAACCATAGCTGACAAGATGGTCTACCCAAGTTGGACATACGTAGTTTAAATCCATCTCTTTTGTTACCACCGTTGAACTGTCTCTCCAAGGCTTCGGCTACATCGTTTGCCACTTGTTTAATAGTGGACTCAGACATGGAAGCAGTGCCTTTAGAAGCACGCTCCATGTACTGATGTAGAGCCAACTCTGCTCTATGATTTATCATATCGGAATGTCATCCTCTTCGATGTCTACGATATCATCTAGAATGTCAGACCCAAGTTCCTCTTTGGCATGAGACCTATCTGTCCAAGCATCAATGATGTACTCATTGTAGTTTTGAACCCAAGACATAAAGTCACCAAAGTTATCTTGCTCAGTCTCTGTTAAATCAAGAGTGTTACTCAAGTCAAGGGAGACTGAAGGTAAGAAAAAGCTATTACCATTTGGTAACTTTCTCTCTTCTGTGACACCTGTCACTAGATGTTGCACAGGCAGACGCTTCATCTTTGCCAACTTGGTAAATACCACGCCAACATCTTTGAAAGCATCTCTGTTTTCAATCTCCCAAATGAACGGCTTGTTAGTAATAGAGATAGTTTCACCACTATCTGTAGTTGCATCCACTAAGTCAACCGTCCCTAGTATCACTCGCACTCGTTTAATCTGCTTGATTAACTCTTGTGTCTTCTCCGGCAATGCCTTGAAGTCTTGGATATAACCTGCAGGTTTACCACAGTTGAATCCACCATCGTTGTCTTTCAAGTCAGTGTTCAAGTTATCTGCCATAACAGTTTTGATATACTTGTTGGGCTTGTCCCCCATACCCTTGACAAATCTCTTGTACATAAACCTTTGTAGATAAGGTCTAATCTTAACAGAGGGAGCGTAGTATGTAGCTGTATCGGGTATCTCTAATTTGTACGTACCACCAGCTACCACTTCCATGTTTACTGTCTTACCATTTACTTCGGCTTCACCCATAATAGGTGAATGGTTTAGTCGCAGACGAGCAAGCGTGCTTGCCTTTGACTTATCTGAGCTAGACTCAGACGCTATGCCCATAGCTTTCGCCATGACTGCATAATTACTTGTATCAATCGTTGTTACTTGTGTTGTCATATGTTTACTCCTTTCTTTGAGTTTTCGTAAAGCTTAGTTATATCATTGAACATCTTTGGTGTCAAGCCAATTAGTACCTATTTTTGCTTCTAATAATAATGGAACATTAAAGTTAACTCCCCACCTCTTATATAGCAAAGAGGGTAGGCTATCATTAGTAGCTTTGATAATACTAATTACTCTTTCTTCCTCTGATGGAAACACATCAATGACTATACTATCGTGAACGCTGTTTACTATACATGATTTAGCGTCCTTCAATAATTCTTCTATATATAATAATGCCACAGGCACAATGTCTGCTGTAGCAAATGCTTGCACAGGATAGTTCTTTATCTGTGTAAGATGGGATACTCTACCGCTAGAGCTACGTTTTACATCTGGGAAACTAAACTGTCTGCCCGATGGTATCGTAATCATACCAGTGTTTAGTGCTTCTTTGGCTAACTTGTCATGCCATTTACTTATGCCTTTGTACTTATTGACAAAGTGTTTGTAATACGTGGCTTCAGCTTTTGTTCTACCAAATCCACTCGCACCATACAGAGGTGCAAACGTATGTGCCTTCGCTGTTGTTCTGTCTGTTGGCTGGCCTGCATCACTAATAACTTTAGCTGTGTAGCTGTGTACATCAAAGCCATCTTCTATTTCT